AAAGGCGCCTTTCATCACATCAAGCAGTGCCACTTAGCCCCCTAGCAACGTCTTGGTTGCGGGCTTGCCCGCGCCGCCCGCGCCGAGCGGGGAGACGAGGAGCGTTTCTGCCACCCCAAAGCCTTGTTGCCGCTTGCGTTTCTCCTCTCCCACCGCGTCTTGCGCCTGGGTATCCGTGGGCGCAGGCGGGAGGGGAGGCGGTGCCCCTGGGGGCGCAGGGGGCGGCAAGGGCGCTTTCACGGGGGGCAGACTGGGGGAGCCTTTCGACAAAGCAAGCCCCGTCGTCGCTGCCCCCGTGGCCGCCGAGGTCAACGCCGCAATCGTGGCGATCGTCCCTAACGTCAGGCCCTCATCTCCGTCATCGGACATGGTCTCGCTCCTTCTCCCGTACCCAGGCATAGAGGTCCATCGCTTCCCCATGCGGGCCATAGCCCTGGAGACGCGCTTCCCAGCAAAAGTCAAAGTGATCAATGAGGGCGACGGCTTTCCTCTTGTCGGGATAAACCATCATCTCCACCCGCCAGAGCCCATAGGTGCGGATGGTCGCCGCCAGAGCACGCCGCATCTGTCGCACAAGTCCAATGGCATGACGCTCCTGGAGTGGGGCCACCACGATCCACAACACGCCCCGCCCTGGCGAGGCCAGCACGCAGCCGTAGCACGCCACCACCCGGCCGTGTGCGTCCCAATAGGTCTCGCTGGGATGCGCGGCAAAGGCCTGGGCCTGTGGCAACGCAGCAATTCCTTCCAGATGACTCGCCCGAAACGGGGTTACGACCGCCATGTGTCTCCAATCGCGTCGGTGCCCCAGGTGCCCCGGTACCCGTGACGGGCATTGACCAACGTTGTATTGGCCCGCAAGACAAAGGGCGAGCCTTCCCGCCCATCGCTGCCCTTGGCTTCCGGGAGGAGAGCCAACGCTTCTTGCCACTTGAGCTGGGTCGTACTATTTTGTCCGGTGATGGGCTTGGCGAGCTTGGAGGCCATGAGCTTCATCAGCACTTGCAGCGCCAGGGGACTCCAGGAGCCCAGATCGTCCACCCGCGCGGTGTATTCAATCTTGACGCTCGCGTCGTCGCTGTACAGGACGCGCTCGCCTTGGGCGTTGGTCCCCACCTCAAAGCGTGCTCCGTTGCCCCGGTCCGTGCCGCGCACCTTGATACACCAGGGCTGCGTGGGGAGGGCATACTGATAGGCCCATTTCATCGCGGGCGCGTCCGGCGACCGGGTCAAGGTTTGGTAGGCGGTGGCCCAGTTCCACGGATGGAGCTCCAGGGTCATATCGCGGGCCCCTGGGTACAGTTGGGCACACAACCGGGCTGTACTTGTCCCCTCGTCAAACGCCTGGATGAACACCCCACCGAGTTCGCCGATCGCTTCGTTCGAGATACTGACAGGATCCGGCATACATCCTCACAGGGGAGCCCGCAGGCTCCCCATAGGGCTAACTCACGTAACACGCCAGCATACCATTCAGCACGTTGGTGGCCGCAGGCGCTTGTGTCCCAATCGTCGCAAAGATGGTGACAGGCTCCCGGTTATTGAAGACCTTCATCCCCACAACCGGAATACTATCGTCCGGCGTCGCGACCACCAGCATGCCTTGCACCCACGCCCCCCCGCCGGTCATCACGACGGCACTGAGGAGCCCCGCGGCACTCGCCGCTTGCGTCGTCCCATCCTCGTCCTTATAGGCTTTCCAGCCGATCGAGAGGGTGGCCCCGGACGTCCAGCCCGAAAACGCGAACCAGGACAGGTACATATCGAGGGCGCAGTGTGGCGGGAGTTGCCGGAGCAGAATCGTGTCTGCAGCCGTCCCGGTCGCCGCCTGCACATAGGTGAAATACTTGGGATCAAAGTGATACCCAGGGAAGTTGCCCCGAGGCGAGGAGATAAACCCCGCGGTCCACTCGACAGAATAGGTCTCAGCCATGGCGTCCTCCTAAGTTGCCGAGCACACGATGGACAGCACGCCCGCATCTTGGATGCGCACGGCGCCAAAGTGCTCTTTGAGGGTGACTCCGGTGGAATAGCGATGCTCCGGTAGCCGATCGATGGCGAGAAACCGCCCGCCCCACACGGCAAAGCCCATCGCCTTCTGGTGCCAGGCCAGATTGATGAAATCCGACCCCGACAGGTTGAGTTGATTGATAATCACGATCTTAAAGCCCATCATGAAGGGAATGCGCCCCCCCACGAGGGGCATTTTCCGGCGCTCCTCCTGGCCATTCACCACCACCACCCCGATATAATCGGTCGAGGTGGTTTCCGTCTGGCTCATGAGGTCCTGATGCCCCTTGGCATTCGTCACCCAGACAAAGTTCGAGATGCCCATGTTCATCTCATCGAGCCCCACTTCGCGGGCGTCAAAGATGGCGCGGGCCAGGCGCATCTTGTCCAGGGTGCACCCCGTGCCGCCTACCGCAATCTGATTGCCGCCACTGCCATCCGTGGCAGGCGCGGTGGTCAGGTAAGCCGAGGTCCCTGTCCCCGTCGCGCCACTGACCGCCGTGGCGGTGGCCGCATCCACGAGCATTTTGTCGGCCCGCCGATTGATCGCGGCGATGGAGTTTTGGACGTAGCCCATTTCCAGGTCCACGGCCACTTCCATCATGTCCTCTTGGTCGAGGATTTGCTGGTTGATAAAATCTTGTTTCACCGCCCAGCGCCGGTACATCGGTGTGTCTTGCCAACTGGACGTCCCATGGCGCTCGCCGGAGATGTCTTGCATGTCCGTCCCGCCCATGATGCCAAAGGCCGTCATCGTGCCGACGACGCCTTCCTTCACCCGGACATACTCCCGGAGCCGTCGCATCGTCTGTTGATAGAGCAAGTCGTACATCGTCTCATACTGGACGACAAATGCTCCATTGGGTCCTTCATTCGGCATGCCTGCACCCTTTCCTGTGTGCAGGGCTTCTGTCGTCATGAGCAGGTGTCGCTACGCGGCTGCTCTTACGCGTGTCGTGCGTTCTACGCCGCGTCTTACCGCGGGGTCAGCCTGGCCCGTGTCCGGGGTGTCAGGCGCTAGTAGTAGGCAGGCGGCTCATTCCTCATGTGGAATGGCCCACCGCGCCGGAGGCGCAATTCCTGAAGCAGGGTTTCGATCAGCCCCCACGTCTTGGCGGTCTCCATCCCATGCAGGCGCTGGTACGCACGCATCTCCTCGGGAAAGTAGCGGTGAAGATAGGTGGCGAGGTGCTCCATCCCCTCCCGGCACTCGTCGCCGATGGCGCGGTCCAGGTCTGCCGCATCCGTGACCAGGCGCATCACGCCACCCCCTGCCGGCTCTGGCGCTTGCGGTGCTCGCTAATGCGTTCGGAGACCTGATCCCATTCCTGCCGCTCCTTCGCCGTGATAGCCCCGTCCACCATTTTTTGGCCGAGTTCCCGGAGGCGCGCCTCAAGGGTCTCGATGGTGTTCTTCCCCGCCTGGTAGTAGGGGGATTCGAGGAATTCGCCTTCCCCGACCCGGCGTTGTGCATTAGCAAATGTCGCCACCATATAGGGCGAATTAATCAGCCGGGAGCCATCAGGTAACGTCGCGTCCTTCATTTGCTCCCAGAACTTCTGCCCCGCCTCGCCACTAAACGCGCCCGCGCCAAAGTGGTTCACAAAGGCTTGCGCCAGGTTCATCTCGTGTTCCGTATTCGCGCTAAACTCTTTAAACAGCGCGTTGCGGCCTTCCTGGTAGCTCTCCTGCGCCCGGCCATCGCGGATCTGTTCGGCGTCTTTCAAGTCCTGGAAAAACCCGTTCATGAGTTGTTGCGCTTGCTGTTGGGTGAGGCCCAGGCTGTGAAACCGCGTATTCCAGCGCGTCACGGTGTCACCGGTCACCTCCCGGCCCTCTGGCGCCGTCCAGCTATAGCCATCCGCCTTCTCGGGGGGCGCATAGTCGGGGTCAAACTCCCGAATCTTGCCCAGCACCTTTTGCATGCCGCTCAGGTACTCGTCGCTGCCCTTGGCCGCCTTGGGTAGGTAGACCCCGCGCCCAATCAGGCTGGCTTGCTCAATGGCGGCCTTGGCGAGCGATTCGACCGTGGCATGCTGCTGGATAATCCCCGCGGTGCGGAGGTTCTCGGGCAACACGTTTCGGTAGTCGAGCAGGGAGGTGTCCGTCTGAAGCAGCGTGGGGCCTGCCCCTGCCCCTGTCTCGGTCCCTGCCCCTGTTGTTGTGGTGCCAGTGCCCTGGCCCTCGGTGCCTGATGCAGTCTCTTCGGCCATACATCCCTCATGGAGCTATCGGCGTCTGGACACAAAAAAAGCGCTGATTCCGTCTGTGCACAGAATCAGCGCTTTCAGCTTTGCGTCACGCCCTCCCTGGCCGGGGAGAGAGACGCCGATATGTGGTTGTTAACTCATCCCTAGTGCTTCATCAAATCCCCTGGTAACATCGGCACCAGCGCCACGCGCGGCTCGCCCTGGATCGCCTGGAGCATCTGTTGGGCCGCAATCTCTACACATTGCAGCAGCAGCTTGTGTGTCAAGCTCCAGCCCTGGAGGGCATTCTCTGCGGGCATGTTGGCCATGCTGACGCGGGGCTGCAACACCCATTGGCCCGGATCGCCAGGCATCGGCACTTTCGTACACGCAATCACAATCGTTGGTTCACGTTCCAGGGCCATGCTGTTCCTTTATACTTTGGGCGACCAGCTCAAAAATCACCAGGAGATACCGCCGGGCGCCTTGTTCATTGGGATCATCACTCCACCCCAGCAGTCGCTCCGCACAGTCCGCCAGAAACCGGCGCCCGTGCGGCGACAGTCGCAGCCACGCATAGGCCTCCTGCATCGTCACCTCGTCCTGTGACCACCCCAGCGCGTCCGCAATCAGGGCGCGGGTGGCGGGGGAGAGATCAGCCATGCCCCATCCTCTTTGGCGCACCAGTACCACGCCTCAGTGTCATCATGCCACCCCGCATACAGATAGCGAAAAGGGACGTGTGCATACGCGAGCACCCCCCCCTCCATTGCCACCCCCACCAGCCGATCAATCCCGGACGGCAACCGTCCCTCCCAGGAGGATGCGAGGGGTACAGTGGTGCCATCCAACGGGCCGCCATACAGCCGAGCTTGCATCCACCCCTCCCTACGCCGCCTGCGCCTGCGGTTGCCGCTGCATCGCCTGGGCCAACGGCCCCAGCTTGCCCAGCGCGCCCATGGTCTCGTTCGTCTGCGCCACCTGTTGTTGGTGGGCCGCCTGTTGCGCCCGACTCGCCCGGAGCGCCAGGACCTGACGCATATCCAGAATGTTCGCGCGCGGCACGCCGTAAATCCGCGCGGCGTTCCGGAATCCCGCGTCCAGGTCTACATTGTCCAGAATCTCCAGCGCATGCGTCACATCACCCGCCTGGGCATGCAACCCTACAATCTGGCCTGCCAGCGCAATCGTTTGCTCAAACGCCCGCACATCGGCCCCCCGCTGCGACCGGGCCAGCGGGCCTTCATATTCCACGTCGAGCTGCCCGCCGGTCTGCCGCGCTGCTAGGAAGACCTCTTGCGGGGGCTGGGGCAACGCCCGCGCCCGGAGCATCAGCCCAAAGACCCGATCCGCCAGCGGGTCGAGCATTTCAGCCAGGAGCCGTGAAAACGCTGGCCCCATCAAGCGCTGCATCTGTTCGATGCGGGCACTCACTTCGTAGGCCGTCATATTCGACGCGTCTGGCGGAGGGAGCGCCTGGAGCGCATTCACAAAGAAACAATCCTGAATGCTGCGCCGCAAGTCCGCCTGATCAATCTGGATGAGATCCGGACGGCCCGTCAAGTCGAGCGTTTGGAGCGCATCCATCTGGCGCACCACATTCACCGCCCGCGATTCCAGGCTGATACTCCCGATAATCCCCTCTTGGAGCGCCTTGAGCGGGGGCTGTACCCACAAGGCCATCTGCTGCAAGTGCAGTTCCCGGAGCACATTCAGCATCCGCACGTCTGGTAACGCGATATGCCCTGGCCCAAAGCCGTAGGGGGCTTTCGACATCGTTTCCCACCGGGAGACAATGTAGGGGAACTCTTCGTACCCGGTCTCGTCGTTCAGGAATTTCTGATCGACCTCCAGATACACGCCTGCAAACGGCATGTTCTTGTTGTCCATCCGCTCACGGTCGCGGTCCGTGCGCGGATAGACACAATGCAGGATGCACCTGGGCTTGTCCTGCTCGGTCGGGGAGTCCGCCCATTCGTGCATCTTGTCGCTGACTTGCCCCTCAAACAGCTGGATCGCCTGGCGCGGGGTCAACCACATCTCCCGGAAGAGCGTATCCACCAAGCCATCCGCATTCTCCGCGATACAGTAGGAGCCGGTCGGCAGCGTGCGAAAGTGCAGATGCCGCCCCTCAGCCCCTAAGCGACTCCCCACCCACATCGCCGCCGTGCCAAAGCCCCCCAGATTAAGGTAAAACGTCTGTGCGGCCTGGTAGAACGTGCTTGCGCTGTACGCCGCCGTCATCCGCGTATCACAGCTTTCGAGCCACTGATTCACGGCTTGCGACTCATTGAGCGCCTCGTCGCGAAACTTCAGGCGAAACCACTGCACGGCGGGATTGGTCACCGCCCCCATGATATTTGCGGCCAAGGTCTCCGGCGCCAGGAGGGGCTGACTGTCAAAGATCGCACTGGTCCGGGACTGGCCGGGCTCCCGCCCAAGCAGGTCCGCAATGTCATCATGGCCTGGGAGGAGCAGGCGCACAATCTCTTGCCAGTCGAACAGATACAGCTCCCGCTGCGTCTTCATGCCCGCCCAGCGCTGGAGCAGGTCTTGGATGCGGTCCTGCTGCTGGCGCGTCTCGCTGCGGAGCGTGGGGGCGTAGGTGGCCATGCTCTACCCTCGGAGCGCCGTCAGTTGATCGCGCAACTGTTGGGCCTGCTGAATCTGCTCCTGGAGCCCGGCCAGTTCCCGCTCCATGGCCATCCGCTGCGCCTGGTGCGCCGCAAGCGTCTCCTCTTCGTCCTGTTGGCGCTGCGCCTGAAGCAGCGCCCGCCGCGCCGCAAAGGCCGCTTCCTCCGCCGCCAGCGCCTCCCGCTCTTTCGCCACGGTCTCCTGATGCTGGCTCACCTCCTGTCGCTGCGTATCCAACAGGGCCGCGTGACTGGCTTCCGCCTGCACGATCTCCCCATGCAGCGTCTCTTTCCGCGCCTCCATCTGCGTCAGTGCAGCGTCAAGCTGGTCTTTGCGCGCTTGCAAGGGCTGCACCGTCGCCAGAAGCGCCCGGACCTGCGGGGTTACGCTGGCCAACTGCTCGCGGGCCGCAAACAGCCGCGCCAGGCGATCCACTTCATTATCAAAGACCGTGCACGCCGTCTCAATCGCGCCAAGCTTGTCCGTGGAATCGACCTCAGCCGCGGCGTGATGGCCCTCAGGCGCGGCGTGAGGGGTCTCCCGTGCCGCGTGGTGTGCCGCGTGGTGTGCCGGGGTTCTGCGTTCTACCACCGCATCCTCCTAGGCCCGCATCCGGGCCGCCATACAGATGAGTCGAACGGTGACCGCCGTAATCGTGGTTGCCACCGGACGAATGAGCGTCACGTGTTGCTGAATCGCCTCACAATAGAGCGCCGTTTTCCCACTGATCGCATTGCCAGGGATATCCCGCAAGATACTATACACGGGTGTATCCGGGTCGAGCGCGCCTTCTAGCTGGACGGCGCCCGTACTAAAGGTGCCACCAATTTGCACCGTCTTATCCGCCCAGGGCGCCAC